GCGCCGCCAACGGCCACGGCGGCAGCATGCGTAACGCCAGGGCCGATGCTGAAGAATGAGGGTGGAACAGCGCCGAATTTTACAATCATGCTGGTATCAGCAACGGCAGAAACAGCAGAATTGCCGAATTGAATGAACAGGTCTTTATCGGTCGCGTTCACAACGCGAACCACATAACCGCCAACACCGGAACCGACGCCAAGCGCAATGCTGGCGCTGGCATTGACGTTAGTAAGCTGTACGCCTGCTGCTGTGGGTGTAAAGATGGTCATCGTATCCCCCTAAACTCGATAGATAAGAACAAAGCGCAAAGCAGCGCCGCTAAGGTCTGCGTTCGTGACGTTGCCGCGATTAATCGTGCAAGGCTTAACTGTCGTGCTACTGAGAACCGGATAAATGTGCGTTGCCAGTATCCCCGCCGAAGTGTTTGTCATAAAGCCTTGCTCGTAAACCGTCGCCGCATTGACGGTGAATGGCAATCCACCCAAAAGCGCCACACTGGCATTTGCTGTAACTGGATATGCAATGCGGCCTTGGGCTAAGACCCAAGACCCAATACGAACGTATGAACCTTCTGCCGTGGCTAACGATAAGGCCGCACCGCTGGCATCTGTTGGCGTCCATGTGCCTTCGTCGTAGGTGTCGAGCGTATTACTGCCAAAGTTCAAACCAGCAGCAAGGGTCAATTGCGAAGCGGCGACAATGACGCCGGTTCCCTTGCCTGCAAGGGTTAGGCCGATATTGGTATCACTGCCCTCGGCCACGATTGAAACGGAGTTACCCGTCGCGCTGCCTCTGAATGCAGGGTAATTGACCGTGCTTGCAACGGGTTGGAAAATGGCTGAAGTGGCACCACCAAGCGTGACTGCAAATGTGTCAGTCGTCGGCCAATAAGCACCAGTGTTTGAATCTGTCGCATTGAATATGCTTGGTGTTGCGGCTGCGCCAGGGCCAAACGATTGCAGGTTTACCAGGATAAACTGCGTTCCATCATAAATGATTTGCTGCACAGTATTGGCCGTAATATCGCCTGATACGAGAGCCATTGCGCCGTTGTTATTACGAACATTCTTCACGCCAAGGCCGGAAACATTGACTGTTACAGCGCCAGTGTTGGCCGACGCAGATAAGAACCTAAACACCTGACCCGCAGTGTAAGATGCAATCGCAGGCGATGGCGATAGCGTGATTGCGTTGCCAGTTCCGCCAACCGTGCCGACCCAGTGGAAGGCGGCGGATTGCACCTGACCAAGTGTCACACTATCACTTGCAACAGCGCCATTGCCGAGGCCGGTTAGCTTAAATCCACCCATAGGCAAATTAGCTGTCGGCGCTGATTGGCCGTCGCGGGCAATAGAGTTTGTAATCTCAGCTACAATAGTTGAGAAATTGGCGTCAATTTGTGACGAGTTGATTGTCGTTAATGGCGTAAAGTCATCATATGGGATGCTCATTGTGCCGGAGCCGTTACGCGCCATCATTCACCCCCTAAATTATACAGAGCCGCGCCAGATTGTGCGCTGATCGCTGGGGTTGATTGTGTCAGAAGGCCGGCCATTGCGCGGCGCTCGGCTTCCGTAAACACTTTCATTCCACCAAAGCCCTTTGGTGCTTGCGTTTTTGTAAGCATTGCGGCAAGCGCGGCCTTTTCTGCTGGGCTTGTCGCATAAAGCATGGAAGCCACGCGCTTGTCGTTTCCGCTGCTCAATATGTTCAATAGAGCATTGCCGCCCTTTTTTGCTGCCTCAGTGGCAGATAATGGAATGTCGCCAACGTTGTTGATTGCCTGCAAAACAGTTTCAGCCGTGGCCGAGTTGTGTAGGCCGCGATTAGCAAACTCCATGCGAAGTTTCTCAGCCATCAAATTTTTGTAAAAATCATCGGCCTTGCCAGCGCCGACAAGTTCCGCAGTCCGGCTTAGAACTTTTGGTGTTGCCAGACGCGATGCAGGATTGCCGCCGTATGGCACGGCTGAAATAACATCGCGCAAGCCTTCTGCATAACCAGCCCTGGCATAAGGCAAATCCGTTGCGCTGGCCGTTAAAGCCTGCATAACGTCATCGCTTTGCGCACCAGTCGCCATGCGCGCCAGCTTGCGGCCTAAATCAAGCGCCTCTTGCGATGATCTCATTGCCGCGCTGTTAGTTTGAGCAACATTGAAATCAGGCGATGCTTGGCGCAAGGCGTTTATCATGCCCTTGCGCAATGATTCAACTGGCGCAGCTTTAGCAGGCTCAACAATGTTGCCGGCTATGTCGCGCTTCACTTGGTCGCCTAGCGATTTAGCTACTTCATGCCAAGCGCCGACCGGCAATTCTGGCAAGATTGTTCCGGCTGCGGTTGGTGTCTCAAGACCCTTGGAGATGTTTTGCAGGGCAGCAATTTGGTTTGGCGCAACGGTGCGATTTGCCAAATTAACCGCAGCGTCTTTCAGAGCGGTTTGACCGGCAGGCGTTGAGATAATGCGCTCAAACGGTGCCGATGGTACAATCTCCTTGGCGCGGTCATAGAATATACCCTCAAATGCCCCCTTACCCTCAATCTGGGCAAGACGCTGCGCCAAATCATCTGGAGATGCCACGGCGCTATCAATCAGGCTGTTGACGCGCTGCGGCGCTTGCTCAATACGTTGCCGCATGGCAGTCCTGGCAGCGTCCATAGCGACGCCAGGGATTTTTCCTTTTGACTGCGCCAACATGCGCAGGTTTTCGCCGCCAACTTCACCCGCAAAATCATCAGCCGAAGATGCGGCAAGGCGCTGCGCAAAATCATCCGCGCTTACGCCGCCGAGTGCTAAATTGGCCTTAATTTCACGTAAGGCGCGTCCGCTGGCGTCAAAGGGGACAGGCACATTACCTTGCGGCGTCTGTACCACTTGACCCTTGTTAACGCCGGCTAGACTATCTCCTAAAGCCTTGCCAGCATACGCAAGGCCAGCACCAAGGCCAGCGCCAATAGCGGAATTGCGAAGGCGGTTACCAACGCCACCTTCAGCCCCGGTGAACCCCTGCAATCCTCCAAGGGCTGCGCCGGTAGCGACTGGTCTTGCGGCGCTTGCTGCGGCAATCCCGGGGGCTGCCAACGTTCCGGCAACCGCTCCACTGACTCGCAATGTTGGGTCGAGGTATGGATGTTCTTCGCCAAAGGCTTTTTCTGTGCCGCGAATGTTGGCAAGTCTTTTGTCATATATTTCCCCGAAACCGCCATTTTGAACGGTTGGCGATAAAATTCCAGCTTTTTCTAAAGCCGCGCCTGCCGCCGCGCCCGCCTCATCAAATATCGGCATAGCTCCTTGGCCGAAAGCCAGAACACCAGCGCCTAATTGCGAAAGTGTATCTTGCTTCATCGCTGGCTGCTGCGGCGCTGCTTGGCTTATGCGCGTATAAATCTCGCGCACCTGTGCAGCGTTTGCGCCCTGTTTTACAGCATCATCTAGGATTTGCTGGATTTGCTCGGGGTTCATTGCAAGCCACGCTGTTTCAGGTAGCTGTCAATATCAAAACCGCCCTGCTGGGGTTGCGGCGCTTGCTGCATCGGCTGCTGCGGGATGTTGTAACGCGCACCACCAGAGGCACCCAAGATGCCCTGCATGGCAATCTCTCTGTTTTTGGCCTTTTGCGCTAAGACCGCCGCGCCGTCTCCGTATTGCGGGAAATATTGTTTTTGCGCATTTTCAAATTCTGACGGTGCAATCACTGCGCCAGATTCGCGCCGTAGCAGAGCGTTAATGAAATCGCGCTGCGCTTGTTCGCCGGCTTGGAAGTTTTCAGACACAAGGCTATTGCCAACAAGCGGCACTGCCGATTTGGCTTGCTGCTTCCAATCCATGACCGCCGATGTTACATTCGGATTACCCATAACCTGATTAGAATTTTGCATCCGCTGGTAATATCCAGCAGCTTTTGCCTGCTCATCCGTAATTTTCGGATTTGGCGCAGGAATCAGCCCACCGCGCCCCCACATCATGCCTTCTGGTGGATTGCCCATCTGCTTAGACAATGCAGCGTTAAACATGGCGTCTTGCATTGTGGGAGCGTTATTCTGTTGCGCTGGTTGCTCAAAGGCTTGCTGCCGCGTCATATCAAGCTGTATGCCTTGAGGCGCTTGACCTGGACTTGGAGGATTCGGAATAGCGCCTTGAGGCTGTGTCGGCGCACCCTGACCAGATTGCCCTAAATATTGCTGGACAAGCTGTTTCATGGGGTCGTTTTCAAGCTTGTAACGTTCAAAGGCCATCTGCCGCTCAAGCATGGCATTCTGCATGGCCTGCTGTTGCTGGAATTGCCGCTCTTGCTGCTGTTGCGCAAATGCCTGCTGCTGCGCCATTTGCTGCTGATTGAATTGCTGGCCTATAAGGCTGTTTGCTAAGTCTTGATTGTCCGGCGCGCTGAGTTGACGCGCCGCAGCCATCAGATTTGGCTGCTGCGGCTGCCAATTGATTGTCTGGCCGCTGATCTGCTGTGTCTCTGCTGGCCTGCCTGACGCCATCAGCATGGCCGCTTGGCGCTCGTTGGATACATCTTGCGCTTGCTTGCCGTATTTCTCTTGCAAAGCCCCTTGCTGATAAGCGCCAATGCCTGACTTGAGCATACGCGCCAATCCTTGCGTCCAATGCCCAACCGGAGACGTGTCGGAGCCTTCTTGCTGCATCTGCATAGCGGCCTGCAATTGTGGGTCGCGCAAGTATTGTGCAAGCAGTTTTGGCGGCATTGATGCTAGGGTTTTGGCGTCCATTATAGCACCGAATAATTGACGGCCTTAAACCCGCCAATCTCCACAACGGCATCAGGGCGGGTTTGCTCAACCTCTTGCGCCATGACGCCTTCATAGACCGCATCGCTCCACAAGTAGCGGAATAAGTACTTATTAAAGCCGCGCCATTTGCCGGTCTTGATAATGTCGCGCTTCAAGCGAATATCGGAGAACATGAACGGAACGGCAGCGCCAATCCCTGCGCTACCAAGCCCGAATAGACCGCCCATCATGGCCTGATTTTGCTGGTTAGCCGCGTTGTATTGCGCCAACTGACCTTGATATTGCAGATTGGCCGCGCCTTGATAGTCGGCAGGCTGAATGCCGACTTGCGGCACTTGGCTGAACTGCGGATTCTGTACCTGCGAGCCAGACATAAGCGCGGTTATTTCATTTAATGGCTGCGTCCTAAGAGCCGTCCGTTCCTGAATGCCCTGCTGCCGCGCCTGATTCTGCAAGGCGGCTTGAGCCATAGCCTGCTGAAATAACCGCGATTGTTCACTGCCGGCATTGAGGATAGCCCCATAACGGGCATCATTCGCCTGCTTACCGAATTGGCCTTGCGCGGAATTGTATGCCTGGGAACCCATATTAATCCCTTGACTGGCAAGGCGCTGTTCCATAGCTGCCTGATCGCGCTCAAGCTGCGGATTAAGTCGCTGGAATAGCGCATCCTCAACCTTGTTACGATCGGAGGCGTAATCGCCAATCTGATAAATCTGTTCCGGCAGGCCGTCATAATTGATAGGCTTGGAAAGAGACTTTTGCAGCATATCAAGCTGCTGATTTGCCGTGTTCCCCAAACGCTCTTGAGCGCCAAACTGCAAGTCATAAAGCCGCTGCTGTTCAGGACTAAGAGTTACGGTTTGTTCGTACTGCGGCACTTCGTCGTCAACATAGCTTATATAATCTTCGCGCCTTGGCATGGCATAGCCAGCACTGCTGTATAGCTGTGGGCTTTGGAAATCTGGAGCGCCGCCACCATTATTCCAAGGCTGATTTTGCTGGTTCTTGTAATTATTAGTGTTGACACTAGGGCTGCTTGGCTGCGGGTATTGACGCTGCCTTGCAGCCTCAACAGCCTTATTATATCCGGCTTGGTCGAATACCTCACGCTTATTGCCCGGCCTTTGTGTATAAACAACACTGCCGTATGGCGTATATTGATTAATGCGGTTTAATGCCGCTTGCGTGATTGCGGTTTCCTTGTTTACAGCGCCTTGCGCTGCCGCAGTTTTGGCGGGGTCTGGTGCAGCGGGTGCGGATGGTGCGGACTTGCCCATAAATATTCCTTTTAAGATGGAATGTTTATGGGCGGCACAAATTAGACGCCTGCTAACACTAGGCTAACAGTATAGTTTCCTATATTCCTTGTCAAGTATTGAAGTCATAACCGCGTGGTTGCCGCGTCCGAATTGGTGGCGAAGCACGGCCTCTTGCTTAAAACCAATCCCAAGGTTAAAGCGTATCGCCCGCTTGTTTGATTGTGCCATAACTGACCATAGCTTTTGCACGCCATATTGTTCAAATGGCACTGACAGTAAGGCCCTAATTATACCGCGTTGCGCCCACTTAGGCGAGTCCGCTGCAACGCTGATCTGGCAAGTTCCATGCTTTTGATGGTAATCATGATAAATAACGGCGGCGATTAACACGTCATCCATAACGCCTATTGCCCTGGCCGTTGCCTCAAAGCCCGCAGGCATGTCTTTTATGCGCTGTGCAGCCCAAGCGCAAAGCACTTCGTCATGGCCGAAAACAAGCTGCATCAGCGCAATATTCCGCCTGTCTGATAGGTTAACTTAATGTCGTTAACATAAACCAGAGAGTCATTAGGTCTTATGCCAAAAGCCAGCGAAAAGGCAGTGCCTATGCCATTCACGCCGCGCCAATATTCGCGGCTGCCGCGGCCACCCCACAGGGAAGCATCCCAAAGGGCGGAGTCCCATAGTGAGCCGGCAACAGATGATGCGCCGGTAACGATAATCATATCTGGCAAAGCGTAGTTCTTTAGCAGCTTGAACGAAAAAGACACATCGTCGCCAGATTCAAAGATGATCTTGGCAAGACCAGCCTGCTTAACCATGCCGCCGTCAGTCAATTCCGAAAAGGCCGGGATAACTGTGCATTCAATTGTTGAGCCTGAATCCTTAGTTCCAGAGTCAGCCTGATAAACCTTGCCATTTTTGCCGCCGAAATAAATCCCATCGTTAAACAAAGTCCAGCAATTGGCATCCCATCCGGTAAACCGGCAAGCTGCCTTGGTTAAAGTATTAAATACATACTGATGCGACGTGTCGCCATCAATCGGCACGTTGAAAATAATCATCTTGCCGCGTGGGTAGATAATTGGTTCCCAACCGAAATTACCCGATGCCGTCAAAGCCACTTCATTCACGAAAGGGTTAATCTGCGCCGAAATCGCAGCCTTCTCGGCCTGCGCCCGGTCAAGCGCAAGCACGGATGCCAGCGACACAAAACCATCCTCTGTTATTAGCACGCAATCGCCGCCTGCTTTGATAAAGAATCTGCGCCCTATCGGCTTGCCAATGCGAAATACACCAATCAGCGCCCAAGTTGAAACGTCGCTAGGGTCAATCCCGCTGTAAACGATAGCTTGCCCTTCGCTTGTGACAAATACAGCCACATCGTCTTGACCGTCGCCGGCATCACGTGTCCACGTCGCCATGCCCATCAGATAGCCGCCTAGGTCTGCGATGCCGTACATCGGAAACTCAGTAAATCCGCCAGTAATGGCGTTTGTGCCGCCATACCAAGCAGACAAGCTGCCACTTTCACCCGTCCACAAGCGGCGCTGATGCAAGTTGCACCATACCAAAGCATCTTTATTCGGGCCGGTAAGGGTAGAATCCGCCCATGTGGCACCGTCATAGATTTGCGCTGTGTCTTGGCCGTTAACGGCGAAAAGGAATCTGCCGCCACTGGTGCCAATATTGACGGATTGCCAGCGGTCATTACCAAACCCGGAAGCTACAGCGGCACCAACAGCGCCGCCTGCCGTGATGTCGTAGATATTGCCATCGTTCGCGGCAAACATCTCTTGCGCGCCGCTGTCTGGGCGGAACACCATCAATGACTCAACGTTATCTGTCATCCCTGTTGCAAATTCCGCACTTCCGCCACGAGTCACAAGCCGGCGCGCATCAGGAAAAACATTATCCATCAGGGCGGCATACTCTGGCTCCATGTCAGCAAGCGAATCTTTGGCGTTCCAACCCTTGAGCGGCAAGGGTAAGGTCTTGACCTTTGACTTGCGCGCTGTAGCCGAAATTGGTGGATTGCCAATAAACATTATGAGCCGTAACCTGTTTCTGGGATAACTAAGCCAAAGCCAACCGTATTCCCCTCGGCAAAATTCAGCGTTCTTTCCGGCTTATCCATGCCCAAAGCTATGATGATCTGCGTTTCATAGTGCGCTAAATCTGCCGTGGCATCTAAGCCCTTTTGCAGCTTGTAGCGGGCCACAACGCCTAGCTTCATGATGCTTTCCGACAAAATGCCGGTATCTGTATCAGCCAGCCATTCACTTTGATTGGTTCCAGTGCTGGACTGGCAGAAATTCTTGGTCACATACTCAGCCGCAATAACTTCACCCCCAGGCGAGGCTGGATGAATTAGAACGTCATTGCCGCGCATATAGAGCGTGTCGTAAACCGTGCCAACATTACTTGACTTGATGCGCTGCCAAGTCTCAGGCGTTACCATGCCTTCAATCTTGCGATGCTTGGTGCGGTTCCAAATCGTGCCTTGAACCATATGGTCATAGTCTGACGGCAAAATTCCAGTCTGTGTTTCGCCAACAATTGTGGTAAACAGCAATTCCCGCCGTAGCTTGCGCCAATCGCCGCGCCGCGTTAATTCCAGTCCTTCCTCGTTGGCAAGTTCCAACAATTCCATGACCTCAACATTGCTGTTGCCAATTACTGTGTTTGGACGGTCAACGCCAATCTTGAGCGCGGCACCTTGGATTAGCGTTAGTAGGCTCATGCTGCGGTTTCCTCAGCTTCGTCTGCCGGTTCTTGGTTTTTTGGTGGCCGGCCACGTCTTGGTGCATCAACAACCTTCTTTTCGGCTTCCAATTCGGCAAGCCTTGCCTGCATAGCCTCAATAACAGCATCACGCTGCGCCAACTCTTGGGCAATTCTGCCGTCACCGTTCTTGTGCTGCACAAAATGCCGCGCCTTGGTTCTAAGTTCACGTCCGCCCATGATAATGTTTTGAACTTCCGTATCGCCCAACTTGGCAAGCTGTTCAACAGAGGTAATGTGGTATGTCTTAAGCAACTCAATCTGTTGCTTGTTGAAAAGCGCAGAAGCCGCAAGCGACGTTTCGCCGTCCGGCACGCTTTGGCCTAGCTTCCATTGTTTGTAGGCTGGCTCTAAATGCACCCATAGATTTGGATTGGTTTTGCGGATACGCTCAACCTTATCAGTGGTTGAGGCGGCATTCATGCTGTAGCCACTGCCGCGCTTTGCCCAAGTCACCCACTCAATAGCCTTCCCTTGATCGTTAAAGCCATCTTCGTAAATGTCTAAGACAACAATGCTTACAACGTCCTCGGCCATAAATCCCCCTCAAAGTATTGGGGTGGCAGCACAATGCCGCCACCCCTTTAGTGTTTAGAACGGAAAATCACACATGATGATTTTCGCGCTTGCGTCAACCGCATACGCAACCACGGCGTCAGTTACCAAGGCCGAAACGTCAAGCGTTCCGTCCGTGGCACCAACCGCCGTTAATGCGTTGCCATCAGCGCCAGCCGTCAAAGCTGGCGTAATGGTTGCCGGGCCTTTAATCTGAATCCAGCAATATTCTCCGTCCGCAGGCGTTGATTGCAGGATACCAGCGCCAAGGCCTGCACTGTCTGACAAGTCAGACGTTACAACCGAGGTTGCACCAGCAGAAGCGCCACCTGGAGCATAGTAATAGGCGACATTGCCAACCACTGATGCAACCGGGCCAGCGCCCGTATCGTATTGAACAAACTTATAGACCTTACCATCCGCAGATTCGAAATGGTCGCCAATGCCAAAACCCTTGCCACTGGTATGCAAGGTTTCAGCCGTAAACGTCGCTGTGATATCGACGCCGATTGTTGCCATAGACATTTTAGTTCTCCTTAGCGATAGCGATTAAGCGGCGTCAATCAAAGCACCTTGCAGGCTGCGATTGGAGCAAGTCATCTGGCCCATCCAGAACAGCGGAATAACCACTGCATCCTGATCGACAGACTTACGCTCCTCATCAACCTGCCATTGCGCGCCGGCCATTTCCGTCAAACCAAGATAATCGGTGTTCAGGAAATACATTTTCTCGGCAGTCGTGCCAAAGTTGGTATTGCTGTCAAAAATGACGGCAGTATCAACATTGAACAGCAGGCTTTCAAAGCCAGCAACGCCCTTATTGCCATCAACAGGCTTGTAACGCTGCAAGTCAGCCAGCGATTCCCAGAACATGGAGTAAAAGTCCTGGCTAGAAACAATCAGGTCGGGCTTGTCATTGCCGCGCACCAACTGCATCCATAGCTTCATCATTTCGCCCTTGATGGTCGTCTTGCTGATGGTGTTCGTGCCGGCAGCTTCGACAAACTTGTTTTGCCAGAAGCTAAACGTAGCAGAGTTAATGCCGCCAACCGTACCCGTACCAGCATTTTGCACCAAGTGAGCCAAGCCGCCGATCTGGTTAGACAAGGCACCATCGCTGTAAATGTCCAGAGACATTTTGTTAGTGGCAGTGCGCTTGGCATTGGTAATGCGAGCCTTAACCAAGTCCATCATCTGCTCTTTGCCGCTGTTCATGCGCAATTCAGCGCCCGACGCAGTGATGGCAATAACAGACTGGCACCAGTTATACTTGGCGCTGGTCAGCACGTCAGAAGCCGCAACGCTAAAAGTGTCATAGCCACTGAAACGCTGAAAAGTACCATTTTCGGCATAGTCCAGCGGCACCTGAATTTCGTAACCGCCAGTTTGCTTTTTGATCTTACCCTTAGAGCGCAAACGCGAATAAAGGGCATTGTTTTGTGACACGTTGTCTGCCGGCGTCATGTCTGGGACAGAACGCAGGGTCGTAGTCACCATTTCGGTAAATACTGCTGAAGGCGAAGGCATGGTCTATACTCCTATAGGTTAAGCCGCCCCCATTGCCCGGTCGTATGCATCAGACATAACGTCATCAAGATTCTTTTTGTCACGCGGGGAACCTATAGCGCCGCCCTTGGTAGCCACGGCAACGGCTGCTGCATTGCTGGCCTTCTTGGCCTGCGCTGCAACGTCAGCCTTACGTTTAGCTTCCTGTTCGGCATGCTGTTCAGCCAGTACCGCCGCCCGCACTTGCGGATTGCGCCACTTGGCTTGCTCATAGGCATCGCTAAAATCCTTCGCCAAGCCGTTTTCAAGCAGCAGCGCCATATCTTCGCGCAGTGCTTCAAAATGCTTGTTGGCAGGGTTATTAGCAAACTCCTCGTATTTCTGCTTTACAGTTTTTTCCTGTTCGGCAGCGCGTAACTGTTCCTCTTGTTGGCGATGCTGCTTAAGCGATACAACCTCTTGCATCAGGGTTGCTAGTTGTGGGTTGAAAGCTGCGGGCTGTGCTTGCGGCACTTGCCCACCAGCTAAAACATTAATCACCTGTTGCGGGTCAAGGCCGCGTTGCTGCACAAAGTAACGCATATAATCGTATGGGCTTTGTTGAGCAAAATTAGAGATATCAAACAGGGTCTTTAACCCGGTCGGGACATCGCCATACCATTGCTCAATTTGCTTACGATGCGGTTCAATTTGTGCGCTTATAGCCTCGTGTTGCTTCAGGGTTGCGGAAGTCTGCTGCACATAGCGGGCAATGTCGTTTTCCCGTTTCAACAGGTCTTGTTGAATGGCGGGTGGCGTCTTGCTCCACTCTGCTTTTGCAGCCGCAGATAATGACACTGGGGGCTGAATGGCCGCCTCCGTAACAGCAACCATTACAGGTTGTGTTACTTCTGGCGGTTTCTGCCCTGCGCCATCTTCCTTATCCGCGTCTTTGATAGCGTCAGCCGGCGCGTTTTCCGCTGCCTGATCTTTCGCCTTAAATCGTCCACCTTCATCACGTTCGCGGGTGTCTGTTGCTGGCGTTTCATCAACCGCAATTGCAGGCGTTTCCTCGACCTCTGCCGGCTTATCGGCAGCCATCGCCATATCAAAAGCCTTGCTTAACTGTTCGTCCAGGCTTTCCCGCGTATCAGTCATCAATTCCCCTCGAAAGGTATGCCGTTCTTGCGGCAGAAACGCTCGTTTTTATAAACCGGCTTGTACTCTGACGGGTCAACCTCTCGGCAGCCTGCGCGCTCCAAATCATCCCGCCTTGCCGTTCGGCCATCAACAACCTTGCGGCTAAATGGCGAAACATACGGCTTAATATCGCTTTGCAGATACAGACCGGATTGCTGCTTAGGTTGCGGCGGCGTGTGGTACTTGCCCGGCTGGCCTTGCACCTCGCCCGTCTCCACGTCGTACCAATAATCGCCGTCGCGGAACCAACGCTGGGTCACATTGCACCGCCCATCTGTGGCGGCATCATCGGCACCACATTGCCTTGCTGCGGCATCATCTGTTGCATGGGCTGCGCCGCTTGCTGTCCCAGCCTGTCCAGCATGTCCTCGACCTCACGGCCTAGCTTGAAGATGCGCGAGAATGACTTAATCATGGCGATTGGTAATTCAGGCGGAATAGCACCCTGCTGAACAAGCGGGACGATGGCCGGCAGGAATTGCGCCAAACCGCCGACAAACTGCGTCATATTCTGCTGGTCGCGCACCACGTCAGCCTTGATTGTGCTGTCCGTTTCAATATCAATGCGATAGTTGCGGTTCACATCATCGCGCAATAAAGCCATCACGTCCGGCGTTATCTCAAACCCAGCAATGCCGGCCAACACGTCAGGCTGGTAATTCTCAGACATTACTTCAGCCATCATGCGCATAAGGTCGCGGATATAACGCTGTACTTCACGCTGCGCCGCTTGCAAGCGCATAGCACCCCATTGCGCTTTAATCTGTTGTGCGCCCAACGTCTCGCCAGCATTCGTGCTGCCGCGCATAATGTCGGCAATGCCAGTTACCTCATAAATGGTTTGCTTGACCTTCTCGCGCTGATCGCTCAACTCACGGATAACCACAATCAGCTTGTCAATTGGCATCATCCAGATAGCCTTATCAAGGCCGCCTGTCGTACCCATCAGATTGTTAGCATTGTCCGTCGGCTTAAATTCACCGTCATCGGCGTTTTGAATATCGCTTAAAGCCGTGCCAAGCCCTGTTAGATAAACGCCACGGAATTTCAGTACCTTAAGCAATGACCGCAAACGCCCCGTCATGCGGTTTAGTTCTTCCGCCTGCTTGCGGTAATAGTCGTAAGGCACCTTTGGCATAAGGTCGCCAGTTGCTACCGCATAAAGCGGGTTTGGGCTTGGGAAATAGCCGCGCACATTAAACGGCGCTTCCCGCACTGATAGCGGTTCGTCTTTGTAGCTTGGTGCAATAAAGATAACCTTCTTGGTGTCCTTGTCCCAGATTTCCCAGACGAAAGCCCGCTTATAGATGCTGCTAGATTCTTCGTCCTTGGCTTTTTCTTTGCCGTCCACCGTGCAATCCATCTGCACCTTATCGGCAATCTCCGGCGCAATGGCTCGAAGCTGGTCTTTAGTCATTCGGTGGCGATACGCAACCCACGGCACATCATCCCAACACTTGGCGGAACCATGCACAAAATCGCGCCAGTCAACATGCTGCACACGCATAACCTGCGCCGTGATAACCGGCTCAGTCATTGGCTGGCCATCCATGCCAATCATCGGCTGCCCTAGCATGTCTTGAACCGGCACTTGAGTAATCGTCGGCTCGTATTGCAGACGCGAAACGCCGCGACCAACAAGATTCATATCCAGAACGTCAGATTTTATTGACTGATCGAAGTAATTATCATCCAGACTAAAGCTTATGCCGCGCTCAATGACTTGCGCTGCCGTCTTGGCGGTAGGATTATCCCCGTCATTGTAACGCCTGCGAACATCTGGCACAGGCAGCGAGTTATAAACGCTTGGGCATACCGTGCTGATATTGGAATAAAGAATATTAAACTCGTTCTCGCGCTGATTGCCGTTCAGCTTATAAATATCCGAAGCCTCTTGCGCGTGTTTCCGCCAATCTTTTTGGTCGGCTTGGGCAAGTTCAATAGATTTAAGCCATGACTTAACAAAATCAGCAGGCGAACGCAAAGTCTCTGCCTGCGTTTCAACCGTGGCATTATCAACCACATTAGAGCCAGTATATTCAGAATCGGTCAATGCCAAGCCTTCAATATCGCTCTTGGGTTTCGCGGCGTTTCTTCGCCTCTAATATATCCATAACACTAAAATTAACTTTAATCAAGCCGTTAGGGTCGGCACGTGTTTCTAGCACTTTTGGACGGCTTTGTGAAGGTAATTTCGCTTTAACCTCTTGCCAAGCTAAAGCCATATATCTGGCTGCGTCGGCATAATCAGAAGTCCAATCATGCTCCGGCTTGTCGCTGAATATCTTTTTCTCATCATCCCATTCAGCGTGATACTGCTTCAATGCTTCGATTGCGTCGGCGCATTGCTTATCCCAAAGGCTATTGCCCTCAATCGTGACCCTGAGAGCGTTGATGCCATCCTCGACGGCATGACGTTCAACCAGCCTGACATTGCGCCCAAGACCTTCAAGCGTTTCGAGCCGTGTGCGGCCAGTGCCTAAGTCTCTGACGCGGGCATCATGAGGCACATAGTCAGTGCCGTAATTGTAGGTCTTGCCGTTTAACTCATTCACATATTGTGCTAAATTCTTGCCTGTGCCGTGGATGCAGTCAATAACGCGCAATTGGTCAAAAGCCACCTGAAAGCACCAAATAACGGTTTGATCGGCCATGCCTAAATCCCAGGCCGTATGAACAAGCAACTCAGGGTCATGCAGGCCAGACTTGAGGCGATTGTCGGCTTCCATGCGTTCAAGAGACTTGCCGTAATAGCTGCCAAGAGTGGCGGCAGAGAATGAGCAAAAATATTCTTGCTCAATCAATGAGTCGCCAACATCCTGGCCGTAGAGCGCATGATATTCCTTGCGCTGTTCTTCAACACGATCTAGCGGAAAGCCGGTTTCGTTAACTGTTAAGACCTCGGCGTGCCAAGCAGGGTTATCGCGTGCCATGTTTAGCATGGCGTAGGCGTGATTCTTGCCGCGTGGCGTTGTTATAAAATCAGCCCATCCGTCATTTTCAGCCAATGCGGGCGCAAGGTAAGCCCACGCGCTTGGATTGCTCAACGCCCACTCAGAAAAGACTATTCCGATTGGTGGAGCGCCAACCAAGCTATCCGGGTTATCGCTGCCAACAATGCGCCAAATGCTGCCTGAGTGCATTTCGATAACCATCGCCGTGTTGTCTGTTCTGGCGCGGATTGCCAGCGGGAAAACCTCATCAATGCGCCGTTTACCTGTGTGTGGGTTAATGGCTTCCCAAATCGCTTTACGGGCTTGCTCATATTTAGGCAGGCAATGCCAATAGTTGCCTATACGTCTATGGGCAGCAACGGCTGTTTTGTGTAGCGCAATCTCATCCTTGCCGGCACGTCTATGCCAAATCAGTAATTGGCGCTTAATACCGCTTCGCCCAGCATTCCAGCTTTGGCGCTGATATGGCCGGCAAGTCCAATTGTTCGGAAGTATTATGCGGTTTTCAAGCACTGGCTAATCAATATTAGCAGGATCGACAATTTCGATAACAGTCTTAACCTGACCCGTCAACTCTGTTGGAATGAGTTTGCTGGCCAGCTTGTAAAAGTCCGTCGGATTATCTTGCGCCCAGGCAGCAAGCGCAGTTGCGCCGCCAAGCTTGTCAAAGGCTTCGACGAACGCGCCCTTGATGCTTGCGGTGTTCTTATTAACACTTCCCGGCTGCCTACCGGAACCGGGCGGTTTCTTGCAGCCCTTCAAAGCCATAGTTTCTAAAATATTCTTTTTTACAATTTACCGCAACCATTTTCTTTGCCGTCGCCAAAGCCCTGGGTTGGCGCTGTAGCGCGTTTCATTCACCCCAGGCCATCACCCTACCAGCCAGCCTAAAATGGTATCTCATCCCTTCCTATCGGCTTTAGCTTTGGCGCATCATCCGTGATGCCTCGGATTGCCTCGTTGCTTTGATTGTAAAGCACGCTCATGCGCTCTAAAGCTGCCGCTGCCTGCCCCAGGCTAAACGTGATCGGCGCATCAACTGGATTGCTGGCAACATGCTGGGCTGATTCCAAATCCGTTGCACAAAAGACATAATAAACCCCGCCTGGGCTTCTGACCTTCCGGCATTTTGCGCTATCTGGCACATACCCATTTTTGGTAGCTGACGCATCCATAGCACGCCAGCCCTTAATGCAGTTGTCCACGTTCGTTGCTGTGGCGTCGTAGTCGTCGGCCTTAATGGCTTCGTCTAGCTTATCAAGCGCCCGCATAAACTTGCCGGCAAGTGTGGCATCAGCCAGTTGCCAAATTACATCAGTCCCCCATTTGGCCTCAATCTCATACGCCACCGCGTCCAGCCTGTAGACCAAAGCATCCAAAGGCGACAACGGCTTAGAAACAGTCCGTGAAACAATCTTACGCTTGTTGCCCTTTTGCATGATTTTACCCTCCAAAAATAATCCGCCAAACTACCCCTTGACAATTCCCCAATTCATGGGGTAGCGTCCGAGACGCTCCCCCTGATGAATTGGGATGAATTTATTGCGGAACGAGACGAAAAAAGCAGCGTCCTTCCAGCATCCCAAGCCAAGCATGAAACAAATTTCACTCCCCAACCCCTTCAGGTTTAACAACAATCCAGACAACATCGCCTTCAATGGCGACATAGCCTTCATTGCGCAGCCGGCCTGCCACCTGTCCAAAGAGCGTGGCATTTTTGCCCGCATCGCCCAGACTTAGCCGCCGCTCAAAGCAAACATCTTTCCACAAATCCAGCTTCGTTGCTGGGCAGCCGTACCGTGTTAATGGCTGTCTGGCGACTGCCTCATAGAGGCATTGCATGGCTTGGTAATCGCGGCCATTTAACCTTTTTTGGTTATTCGGCAAATTGTCCAGCCGTTTCAGTATCAGGCTATCCTCGCCAAAGCCGGTGTTAATTTTAACCATTTCAAACGCCATATCTTCGATTGGTTCAGCGTCCTTCTGTTCTTCCATTTTAACGATTAGATTGTTGTCCGTGCGCTTAACCAGGATGCAGGTATCCAGCCCGGCCAGCATGGCGCTACTGCCTCTCATGCCGCGTTCTTCGTCCTTGCCGGTATGGTGTACGCCAATGACTGCCGCGCCTGTGGCGTCCTTAATCAGGTCGCAACCAGCTATGAATTCACCAATGTCTGTGGCGCTGTTTTCATCCCCGCCCAGCAATGCCCTGGCCACTGTGTCAATGATGATCAGGCTAAAATCTGACTTAATGGCGCTGATGGCCTTAAGTATCTCGGCCACATCCTCCGGCGCACGCATGTTAACCCGCGTCACAAGCCCATAGAACGCTATTTCAGATTCCGGCTGGTTATGTGCCTTCCACGCCTTTAACCGCTTCCCAAGCCCGCCCAAGCCCTCCCCGACGATATAAAGCACGTTGCCCCGCCTGACTTCGTGGCCATGCCACGGCAAGCCAGACGCAACGCAAAGCGCCATGTCCAGGGCGACGAAGCTTTTGCCCTTTTTCGGTGCGCCATAAATGATTCCGAATGACTTTTCAGGGAATACCCTATCAATGACCCAATTGGGCGGCTTTCGGCTGATGATGTTGTCAAAATCAACAAGGCTATACTTACTCGGCTTTTCTGGCGCTGGCTGCGCTGCCTCAATAATCTCGCCCGTTTCTGGGTCAAATGATTCGCCTGTTGCGGCAGCTTGTGGCGCTGTCCTGCCCTCTGCCGCCAGCTTGGCCGCCTTATAAGCTTCAATCTCTTGCTGGCTTGCCTCTCTGAAAGGCTCTGCCATGCCCTTAGCAAGCCCGCTGGCGATGGTTGCCATCGTCTCGCTACTCGGCAGCCCTGCCGCCAGTCCTGCCGCGTGTAGCGCGTTTATAGCGTCATTCTGGGCTAAGAAAACCGGAACACAATGGCCAATCCTTAACGCGCTAATGTTAAGTTGATTATTTCGGCTGCCTTCGCCTGCGCCTCTGACGGCATCCAGGCATTCGGCTATCATCTTTTCTACCCAGCGCCGTGAAACAATGCCGCCACTCGCGCTAAAGTTGTGCGCTATTGTTGGCATTTTGGCCAAGCTGTCCGGTTTTTCCGGTTTACTGGTCACAAACTCAATCAGCCATTGCGGCGCTTGAGCCAGTGGCGTCTGGGACGGCCTGACCAGCCATTCATAGGGCAAGCCTGTGTCGGGGTGTAGGCTTGGCGCTAGGACTACATAGCCGCCATTGCCGCGTGTTTCCAGCCCGCCTGCTTTGCCGCCTGGGGGTGCTGTGTGCTTAATCAGCTTGCCGGTGTTGCGTATTTCCACGCTGTCCGGCCAAGCCCAGAAATAATGCCTGCCATTGGCGGTTTTCTGCACTGGTGTTATTGGCAGTTCGCCATGTTTGGCAATGAGGGCTTCCAGGTCTTGCCGGCCATCTTCGCCGTCAACGTCCAGAATCCAACAGCCGGAATGCTGGCCAGCGGCTAAGCCAATATTGCAGTCCGGCTGGTTATCCCACCACTCGGAAATCTTGATTAGTTCCTTGCTGGCGTCCTTGCAGCCATGTGCGGTCGCAGGAACCTTGCTGCGTGGCGCTAATGGGAAAACTGCCCAGCCAAGTACGGCGGCGTAATTAAGCGCAGTTTTCCCGTTGTTCGACATGCGGTTTTGCCTGCTCGGTCTTGTTTGGGTAAAAAGGGGATAGCCTTTCAGCTATCCCCGCTCTTGGTTAGAACGCAATATCATCGTCCAATGCTGCGCTTGCCGTTTCTGCCGCTTTGGCAGCCTCGGCAATCTTCGCCTGCATTTCGTCAGGCCGGTCAACCCAAGCTGTGATTGACCACACCGGCACGCGGTAAGTCTTTGCGCCTTCTTTGGTCTGGCTTTCGATCTTCTTAACGCTCTTAATTTCTACCACCGGCAGCTTGCCAGCGTGCTTGGCCTTGTCGGCAAGGTAAGCATCATGCAGGGTATTCATTTCGGCAATAACGCATTTGGCGGTATGACTGAAAGCCGCTAGGCCAATTTGCTTGCCATAGACCTGCACCCGAAAGCCAAGCTTGTGTTCTGGCGATGGTTGCGCTGGCTTTGGCTGGCCGAGTTTCGCCATCTTGAAATCAACCCCGCCGGCAATGCGCACCCAGCCTTGCTCGGCGCTATCGAAGTCAAAGATAAGCTTTAACGGCAGTGCAACATCATCTTCCGACTTGTCCCAGCTTCCCTTATCGTTCTTCACGCTGCGCCTGATAGCCGCAACTCCGGCTGTTGCGCTCCACTTGAAAACCGGCAGAAAGTCACCGGCTGCGCTGCTGTCTGTATTGATGTCAAAAGCCATTTTGTTTCCTACTCTCTCGATGATGGCTGCATTCAACGCCTGCAACCCTGGCTATTCTGGCATCACCAGAATGTCGTCCGGGCTTGTTGCCCTGAATCCGTAAGCCGGCAGCGCCAGCGGCGTTATGCCGCTTGGATAGCCGCGCCAGATGTTATCCCGCTTGCATTCTGCGTAGGTCTTAAGCGCCGCCCGATACATGTTATAACCCTCAAGCTTTGCATTGGTATCCAGCGCATAAACCGCGCTTGCATATGGCGCTGATTTTTCAACTGCAATAAAGATAAAATCTTCAAAGTGGTAATCGTAATTAATGTACCCGTCCCGATACATCGCCTCTTGAATGTGATAGCCATAAGCCAGCACGGATTTAGCAAACATTCTTGCGCTGGCATCCAGCGTGGTCTTGAGGTCAACCATTAGATTTTTATCATGATTGATTAAGTCAGGCCGTGCCTTGCACTTAACGCCGGTTTCGCGGTCTTGCCAAAAGACGGATTCTTCGCGTGTAGTTTTTCCCTTTAGTAGTTCGGCAATGTCGTGGTTCTTTGCTATGGCGTCACGCGCTCTAAGCAATTCGTCATATTCGTCTGCCACCATTAGCAATGCCTTGGCCGCTGCTGCCTCGGCTTGCGCATCTTTCCATTTATTACCGCGCCGATCATCAGGGCCGCGCACAACCGATGCTTCAAGCTTTTCTGGCTCAAGCACGGCAATATGAAATGCCGCGCCGAAGTCCATTGCCGGCGTTGCCGACTTGCTGCGATT